GTCTTGGGTTAGCGGTAATTTTGCTTCAGTTACCGGAGCAACCAATCTAATAGCAACAAATGGCGCAACCCTATATATCACAGGCGTACAACTAGAGAAAGGCTCGACTGCTACACCGTTTGAGTTTAGGAGTTACGGGACTGAGCTGGGGTTGTGTCAAAGGTATGCAATAGGATTTCCTTTTGGATCGGTATCAGCCCAGCCAACAATTGCAGTTGGTGGTAGTGGTTTGTATTTTGATGCAAACATAGTTTCCTGCTCAATGAACGGCTCTAATTTGTTCAATATGCGTACAGTCCCCACAACCATCACTTCAATAGGGACGCAAGGAACTGATTGGGGTTTTCAAACCAGTGCTGGGGTGACGCAAACTGGATTTACGTTATCTACCAATCATGGGCTGGTGGCTGGGCATAAAACTTCCCACGGGTTGGGCGCAAACAACGTTTCCTTAAGGGTGCTTACAAGCGCAGGCAATATTATTATTTCGTCGGAGCTATAAATGTACAAACTATTAAACACGCATTTCGGTGAGTTTGTTATTCGGACTGACGAAAACTACGTGACAACTTTTGCCAAAGATTCTGACAACACCGACTACCAAGCTTTTTTGAAATACCAAGCTGAAGGTGGCAAGGTATACGCAGCAGACGAAACAATCCCAGAAGGAGAAACAACATGAGCTTGCTACTCGACGGCACAAACGGCTTAAGCGATGTAGACGGTACAGCAGCTACCCCTGCTATTCGTGGAACTGACGCTAACACAGGTATCTTCTTTCCTGCTGCTGACACCATTGCTTTCTCTGAAGGTGGTGTGGAGGCTATGCGTATTACTAGCGCAGGTGATGTTGGGATTGGGACAAGTGCGCCTACAACTAAATTAAATGTTGTTGGCGCAGGAAATCCGACTATTACTTTGTCTGGTTCTGATGCAGCTTATACAAGCGTTTTAAATTTAGTTGCGGCTGGTGGTGGCAGCAGCAGAATTAACGCAAGCGGCGGAGTAGGTGCGCTTGATTTTCAAACAGGTGGAACAGACCGCGCTCGCATCGACTCCTCTGGCAACTTGCTGGTGGGGACTTTGGCAGCAATTGGCAATGGTAAAGTTTCTGTAAAAGGAACTGCTGGATTAAGTGCTATGGGGGTTCAAGTCGGTGCAGATGGTAATTACGGGATTCAGTTTCAAAATGCCGCAAATGCTAATGCTGGATTTATTCAAGTAAATACATCCTCAACTACTTATTCAACATCCTCCGATTACCGCTTAAAGGAAAATGTTGCACCAATGACGGGTGCATTGGCTACTGTCGCAGCACTTAAGCCTGTCACTTACACATGGAAAGCAGACGGTAGCGCAGGACAAGGCTTCATTGCTCACGAACTCCAAGCCGTAGTCCCAGACTGCGTAACAGGCGCTAAAGACGCTGTTGAAACAGTCGATGATCTAGACGCTGAAGGTCGTAAGATTGGCACAAAAGAAGTGCCACGCTATCAGGGTGTTGACACAAGTTTCTTGGTTGCTACACTAGTCGCTGCAATTCAGGAGCTAAAGGCTGAGGTTGACGCACTCAAGGCTGGGTAATGGAACACAAGGACACCAAAGATACGCTAATGAGCGTACTTAGCTACATCAACAGCCCGTTTAAGCTGTTCGTGGTTGTCCTCTTGGGTGTGCTTGGTTTCATAGGCTATTTCGTGTACACCCATCAAGGCGTGATGGTCGGTGCGTACATGAAAAGCCGAGAGTTACCCAAGCTCGATGAAAGCAGATTTGACATAGCAGCATCGATGTTGTTCAGAGAAACGAAAGCGGAAACCGTTTCTATTTTTGCGGTAGACCCTATCTTAAACAAGCGTGTGTTGGTTCGAGCATACGCTAAAGACGGTGGTAGACAGAAGTTGTTAGAAGGTGCAAACGTAGGTTTATTTTCTGGCAACCATAGCAACAATGCTGACGTAGTAAAGCTCATGGCTGGAGAAGTCCCTTGCGGTGCTTACCTGCGTCCGCAGAGCGAGGCAGGGCTTTGGTATATCCATCAAGGCGTTCGCTTTACCTGTCGTGTTTCTGTACCCCCAGACATTAGCCAATTCATCGGTCAAATTACTTTAGGTTGGGCAGGTGAGCCAGACCTTGAATACGCTCGATCCATTATGGAAGTTGTAGCCCGTGGTCTTATTAAAGATAAATAGGAGTTGATATGATATTGCCGTTTCTCGCACCACTACTCGCTACGCTTGCCTCCAACGGTCTGGGCATGGTTGCTGATGCCGTCACTAAGAAGGGCAAAGAGTTTGTTGAGGAAAAGCTCGGCATTGACTTGACTCAAGATCCTACGCCTGAAACGGTAGCCAATTGGAAAGCCGCAGCACAGCAGCATGAGCGGGAGCTACTTCAAATGGCATACGGTGACACCGCTAACGCAAGAAATATGCAAGTTGAGGCGTTACGTCAGGATGATAAGTTTGCCAAACGCTTTATTTACATCTTCGCTACCTTCTGGTCAATCTTTGCGGCGAGCTACATCGGATTCATTACCTTCGGTACGATACCTGAAAACAATCAACGCTTTGCAGACACAATTCTCGGTTTTCTTCTTGGTACTGTTGTTGCAACTATTCTTCAATTCTTCTTTGGCTCAAGCATGGGCAGTAAAGATAAGGACAAAAAATAATGCTAGTTACCCGTGAAATGCTGTTGACAATCACCACTCCAGAAATGGCTGACAAGTGGGCTGATTCTCTTAATGAGACCTGCGAGCGCTTTGCTATTGACTCCCCGTTCCGTATTGCTGGATTCCTGAGCAACACAGCTCATGAGTCTGGTGGATTCAAGTTTGTCAAAGAGAATCTGCACTACTCCGCTGCGAGTTTGATGCGTGTCTGGCCCTCCCGCTTCCCGTCAATTGAGGTTGCGCAAGCCTACGCTATGCAGCCAGAGAAAATCGCCAATAAGGTGTACTCCAGCCGCATGGGTAACGGTGACGAAGCATCTGGTGATGGCGCTCGCTTTATTGGCAGAGGTTTGATCCAACTGACCGGAAAGAATAATTACGTTGCCTACAGCCTTGCCTGTGACAATGAGGCGCTTCAGCACCCAGAAATCGTGGAGCAGCCAAAGTACGCCGCTGAGTCGGCTGGATGGTTCTGGGACGTCAATAAATTGAATACGCTTGCAGACGCTCAAGACGTACAGGGCATGTGCCGTCGAATCAATGGTGGCTTGAATGGCTTGGATGATCGCCAAATGAAGTATTCGAAGATCATGGACTATTTCAATCAGCAGCAATAGAGGGTAAAATGGCATACAAAGCGCTTTGGGATAAAACGCACTCAACATCACACATTTTGTGGGTAGCGCTATGACCGCAAGCTTTGTCTTGACCTATGACAGTCTGATCTCGACCATCGAACAGTATCTAGAGCGTAATGACGCTGCTGTTGTCAATCAAATTCCCACGTTCATTACGCTTGCGGAGTTTGAAATTGCCCAGCAAATTAAGACGCTGGGGCAAATTGAGGTCGCACAAGGTGTCATGCAGGCTGGAAACCCCATCGTTCAGAAGCCTGCACGATGGCGCAAGACTGTCTCCATGTCCGTTACCTCGAACGGTGAAAAGACGCCCGTCTTCCTGCGCAAGTATGAGTATTTGACCAATTACAACGCCGAAAGCCCAAGCGGATTGCCGCTTTATTACGGCGATTATGACTACGACAATTGGTATATATCCCCGATTCCTGATCAAGCGTACACGTTTGAGGTGTTGATCTATCAGCGTCTCCAACCATTATCGTCGGCAAACCAGACAAACTGGATCACAAACAACGCCCCGAATGCGATGTTATTTGGTGCGTTGCTTCAGGCGGTGATTTACCTGAAAGACGACGCTCGTCAGATATTTCAACAAAAGTACGACATGGCAATGCAGTCGCTCAAGGCGGAAGACCTTATTCGTGTGGGTGATCGTTCGGCTATTGCCGTGGATTCCTAGAGGCAACTATGACCAACGCATACGTCAACCCGATTACGGGTCAAACAATCTCCCCCTCGCAGGTAGGGTACGAAGAGCTTACGATTTCAGCGAACACAGCGCTGGATTGGCCCATCAACGGTACGATCAACACTAACGTCGTCGCCGCAATTATTCAAGTCACCGCTACTGTTGCGAGCTTAAACCTTTTGTTACCTTCTGCGCTGCAGGTCAGCACAGGACAGAGCGTACTGATCCAGAACGTCGGAACAAACGCCTTCACGGTGACTGACACTTCTGGCAATACGATCGTATCGATCTCCTCTGGCGTTGCTCAATACATCTTCCTGACCGACAACTCTACCGATAACGGTACATGGTCGACGGTGACGTTTGGTGCGGGAACGTCGGCTGCGAACGCTGCTGCATTGGCTGGCTATGGCTTAATTGCTTCTGGTACAACACTGAACCAGCAATACGCAGAGAGCTCCTTGTTCTCAAGCGCTGTTCTGAACGATACCTATCGCTCCCAGTTCTTGGTATGGTCGTCTGGAGTGGGCGACATTACGTTGCCTTCATCCTCTTCGGTTGGTAATGGATGGTTCGTCATGATCCGCAACGGCGGCTCAGGCATCTTGACACTGATTCCGAGCGGTACGGATACGATCGATGGCAACGCCACACAACAGCTTCAGTTGACTGAATCTTTGGTTGTCGTGTCTAACGGCGTGGATGGATATAACACGTTCGCATACGGTCGCAGCAACACGTTCTCTTACACGCAGCTATCGAAGACGGTAACAACTGGAACTTACACACTGAGCGCTGTTGAGTACGCTAACGTCGTGCAAGAGTATTTCGGTGCGCTGACTGGTAACGTGATTGTTATTCTGCCATCTACAGTTCAGGTCTATTACCTCAACAACCAGACGACTAACGCATTTTCACTGACATTCAAGACTACGGCTGTTGGCGCTGCGACGGTTATCGTTCCACAGGGTCAGACCTTGACGGTTATCTGCGATGGAACAAACGTCTATAACTCAAGCTCGGCGGCTGGTGGCTCGATCGTTAGTAACCTGACGCTTGCCTCAGGCTCTGCGGCAGCACCGTCTCTTAATTTTGTGACAAACACTAGCACAGGCTTATATCAGCCTGCAACGAACCAGATTGGTTTTGCCGTGAACGGCGCTAACGCAATGACCTTGACAGCCACAGGACTTGCTGTGCCTGCAGGCATCTCAGGAGGCACGTTCTAATATGGCGACCAAGGTTATCAGCCTGAACATCAAGCCCGGCATCCAACGAGATGGCACACAATTCGATGCGCCCATTTATGTTGACGGCAGGTGGGTAAGGTTTCAGCGTGGAAGACCCCGTAAGATTGGAGGATACCGAGGCATATTTCAAAATGCGTCAGGTATTAGCAGAGGAATGATCTCAAGCTCAGAAAATGGCTTGAATTACGTCTATTCTGGCTGGAGGGATGGCATTCAGGAATGGGTAACAGATAACGACAACGGCGTGGGCTCAGGTCCGACCAACATCTCTTTGAGTAACTTCACAGCGAACGATGCCAATCTCTGGCAGATGGACATTGGTTTTGATGCCTCAGGTTCAGGCAATCAAACAATTGTGGCGCACCCCGGTCTCAACCTCATCAACATTGATAACACCACAGATACGCCTGTCTTGATCGGGGACTTCCCAACTGGTGCAATGAGTCAGGTTGGTGTGTTTACGGCAGCAGGCACGATGGTGATCGGTCCGCCTAGCGTATTTACAATCGCCTCTATCAACGCACTGATCGCTATCGGACAGACGGTCTCTGGGACTGGCATTACCGCTGGCACGACAGTGACAAACGTAGCTATCGGTTCGAGCACAACGACCGTCACGCTCTCTACGACCGCAGCTACTGCGGGTGCATTGACGCTCACGTTTAATAACAACATCAGCGTGTCTGGTGGCTGTGTGATGCTGCACCCGTATCTTTTTGTATACGGCAATAACGGTCTGATCAAAAACAGCTCAGCGGGTAATTTCCAAGACTGGGTATCTGCGGACGCAAACGAGAACACAGTATCCGCAGGTAAAGTAGTCAAGGGTATGCCAGTGCGAGGCGGTACGACCTCTCCTTCAGGGATATTCTGGTCGCTTGATTCTGTGATCCGTGTCAGCTACGCCCCACAGACGGTAGGAACAAGCACGATCTACTGGCGATACGACATCGTTACGAGCCAGAGCTCAATCTTGTCTTCGTCATCGGTCATTGAGTACGACGGCATCTTCTACTGGTGCGGAGTTGATCGTTTCCTGATGTACAACGGCGTGGTGCAAGAGCTAGTAAACACCATGAACATCAATCACTTCTTCGATAATCTTAATTACGCACAGCGCCAGAAAGTATGGGCGTCCAAGGTTCCTCGTTGGGGTGAAATCTGGTGGTTCTACCCTCGTGGTGATTCGACTGAATGTAATGACGCCATTATCTATAACGTGCGTGAGAAGGTATGGTACGACGCAGGGCAGGCTCGTGGCGCTAACCGCTCAGCGGGAGTGTTCTCTGAGGTTTTCAGGAAGCCGATCTGGGCTTGCAGTTTGATGAACGAAGAGAACTGTTACACACTGTGGCAGCACGACACGGGTACAAATTTGGTTATTGGAAACCAACAGTCAGCGATCCAGAGTTACTTTGAGACAGACAGTCTTGGTTGGGTCAACGGCGGACCGAATCAAAACGACCCAATCGGCATGAACAACTGGATCAGGCTTGAGAGACTAGAGCCTGACTTTATCCAATCAGAAGAAATGAACCTATACGTCACAGGTAAGGGTTACGCAAACGCAGAGGATGTGGAGACGGGTCCGTACACCTTCGCACCAGACACCTTAAAAATCGATTTGCGTGAACAGCGTCGTGAGATGCGCTTACGTTTCGAGAGTAATATTGTGAATGGTAACTACGAGTGCGGTCTGAACCTGTTATCCGCAGATGTAGGCGATGTCCGCAGCACGGGTTCGCCATGATGAAAATTTGCACAAAATGCCATCAAGAAAAAACTTTGGATCTTTTTTACAAAAGAAAAGATGCTGCTATAGGTTATACATCACATTGCAAAGCGTGCAAGCGATCGCATGATAATGCGCACAATGCAAAGCCAAAGGTAAAAACCAGTCGCAGTGAATATCATAAGAAACGCAGAGAAAATCCATCGATTAAAGCGGCAGAGAGCGCACAAAAAAGTGTGTATAACCGCCTGCCTGAAGTTCGTGAACGCAAAAAATTGCAACAACGTCTGCGCCGTCTGGATCCAGATGGAATTGCAGCAGAAAGAAAGCGTGGAGCGGCATATGCTAAAAAATATCCGCATTTGTTTGCCGCCAAAACTCGTAAACGTAAGGCTGCCAAACTGCAACGAACCCCTTCGTGGCTAACGCCTGCACACAAATATCAAATAGAACAGTTTTATTTGGAAGCGTCTGAACTATCTAAATTGGTCGGTGAGTTTTATACTGTTGATCATATTGTTCCGTTGCAAGGCAGGACAGTGTCAGGTTTACATGTACCTTGGAACTTGCAAATATTAAGCAAGTCCGAAAATTCCGCAAAGGGGAATCGCCTGTGACAACCTACGACCCCCGTGGACATACTTGGGACTCATGGTGTGCGCTGATGGCTGAGCTATTTGCGAAACAGGAGCTAGGTACGCTCCCAGAGGATCGATGGAAAGAGTGGGGCAATGCGATGGCAGGGATTGGTTACTTTATGAGTTCTGGCGTACCTGACACTCGTGCGTTTGAGCGGTGGGAAGACTGGGCGACATCGCTCGTCGGCATTATGGATATCGAGCCATGAAATACAAACACGACAGGATGTTGCCAATCCACGCATTTCAGCGTCGTGGGAGTGTTATTGGCGGTCGTGGGATGCGCTTGCATGGCGACGCAGATTTTATGTGGGGGGAGCCAGAACCCCAAGAAGATCCTAACCAAACCTTCGTCACAACCAACCATGAATCTGGTGCAGGTTATTACGTTCCTGCGCCACCACCACCTTCTATCGCTCCTCTTGCCCCAGTTGCGCCCACACCTCCTCCTGCAGCGCCTGCTGCTGCCGCACCAGCTTATACACCGTTTGCGGAAAATCAATTCGGCTACGATACAGATGAAGCAAGCACGTATGCAAATGCTGCAAGACTTGCTAATTGGCACATGAGCCGTGGTGATCCACATGGGTATGCTCAGCAGTTTATTGATCAAGCCAATCAAGGCTTGGCGTCACTTCAAGCGCAAAAAGCCGAAGAAGACGCGCTAAACCAAGTTTCTGCACAAATAGCAGCGTCAAGACAACCGTTTGATTTAGCACAGTTTGCTGATAGTGGTTATGCAAGAGTCGCCGAGTTAGCAAATTGGCATTTAAGCAGAGGTGATCCACAAGGATACGCTCAACAGTTTATAAATGAAGCGGCTCAAGGTTTAGCACAAATTCAAGCTGAAAACAAAAGAGAAGCTGATTTAGAAGCTCAATACGGTAACTTGCGGTTTGGTACGGGCTTTGGTCAAGCGTTGGGCTACGATTATGGCATCAAAAACTCATATGGTGACATATATCAAAAATACGATGCACAAGGAAACTTGACTGAGTATCTTGATAAAAATGGTAAATGGGTAGACACAAGCGTAATTAAACCAACCGGATTTCAGGGTTTTGATGAAAATGGTAATCCGGTTACCGGATACAAACACCCAGATTTTGATCAAGAGTTTAATAACTCAAACAAATACGCCCCACTGATGTCGCCCTTTAGGGAAGACCAAGGCGGCTTTCTCGGTGAGGGAGGATGGTCAAGAGTCGCAGGATTGGTAGCTGCGGGATTAACGGCGGGTGTTGCGGGTGGTGCATTTGCTTCCCTGGGTATTGGCGGCGCAGGGGCAGCGGTTCCCGGCACAGCGGCTGCAATTGGTACGGCTGCAGCTAAGGGCGCACTTACCAGTCTTGCCGTCTCTGGGCTGCAAGGCGCAAGCCCACAGGACATGCTTAAATCAGGCGTGTTGGGAGCTGTCTCTGCAGGCGCAGGCAATTTTATTGGTGGCGCTGAACTTGGAGCCCTTGGAACAAAGGCGGCTAGGGTTGGTCTTCAAACAGGTCTTGCAGCCATTAGCGGTGGAAACGTTGAGCAAGCCCTTGTTTCTTCAATTATCAATAACGTCTTGCCTGATGTAATGAAAGAGGTGTTGCCATCAGAGACGATGGGCGCATTTAATAGCCTTCCTGACCCAATCAAGAAAATCGTTATGAGCACGGCAGGCAGCGTCATGAATGCTGGCTTTAATGGTCAAGACATCTCTGATGCAGCTACGAACGGTGTCGTCAAT